CTTGCCGATGCCGTGACCGAGCGATTTAAAGAGATTCGAAGCGGTGCCGATGCAGCCAATGCGGCAGCAGAGGCTTTGAGTAACCCTCGCAAGGCTCTGAATTACAACACCGCGAGCACTTCACAGTCGGCCAATGCAATGTCCGCTATGGAGATGCAACTGCGCGCTCTGCAGCGACTGGTCGACGAAGAGTCCACTCTTTTTAGAGACCGTCAAAAGGTAACGGATCTACAAGAGGGTGCCGGGTATCTCAGCTTTAAACAAGCCACCGAACTACGGGTCTCTGCGCAGCAAGAGTATCTCGACCGAGTGCGCGCCTTGTATGCAGACCAAGAGGCGATTGTTCGTAAAAGCTTGGCCGTTGATGCGCAGACCGCCCAAGATCGAATGAAGCTCGAAGAAAAGCTTGCTGAGATCGTCTCAAAACGTGAAAAAATCGAACGCGAAGCCCAGCAGTCTGCACTTGAGCGATCGATTCGCCAGCCCGTCGAAACATTGAGGGACTTGCAAGAGCAGGCGCAGCGCGGTCAGCTAGAGCTCAGTGCCATTGAAGAGCAAATCCGCACGCAAAGAGACGCGCGCGCAATCTCCGAGGTCGAGTCTCTGAACCGACTTGCTGAGGCTAGGCAGCAAAGTGCTACCCAGCTTGCGCAACTTGCCGCTCAGGCCAAAGAGGTGGCTCAAGCAGCGCCAGGCAATGAGCGCCTTGCCGATGCATTTATGAAAATTGAAGAGGCAGCGAGACGGGCGGCTGATGGCGCAGCTTCCCTTAGGCAGCGCGCCTTTGAGCTCACCGATCCAAGTGCGGGTGTCGCCAAGGCCCTGCAAGACGTGGCCGACGAGGCGCAACAAGTGGGTAAGCAAATGGAGAATGCCACAAAACGGGCGTTTTCTGGAATGACCGAGGCGCTGGTTCAGTTTGTAAAGACTGGAAAGCTTGATTTTCGCAGTCTTGCCGACAGCATCATCTCCGATCTAATTCGCATTCAGATTCAGCGGATGATTACCTTGCCCCTTGCAAATGCGATTGGTGCATTCATGGCGCCAAGTAGCCCCGCAAGCGGACCTACAATGCTCGCGCATTCTGGCGGCTTGGTCGGTGTGGATCAATTCGCCTCCCGCAGTGCTAGTGCCGCTCTGTTCGCGAATGCTCCCCGCTTTCACGGTGGCGGAATCGTTGGAAATGAGGTCCCAATCATTGCTCAAAAAGGGGAAGCCATATTTACCCCTGGACAGCTACGAGCGCTCGGCGGTGTGGTTGGCGGGCGATCGGACGTTCGCGTTGAGGTTCATGTTCAAAACAACGTAGGCGGGGCAGCTGCCCGCGTCGAACATCGCCAACAGCCAGATGGCTCAACGCGCTTAGACGTTATCTTGGAGCAAATCGAGTCAAAGATGGCTCGATCCATCTCTCAAGGAACTGGTTTAGCACCTACGCTCGAGCGTCGTTATGGTCTTAATCCGGCGGCCGGGGCGATGCGATGAGCGCTGTGTCCTGGCCAATGCATCTGCCGCTCCCCACCATTGAAGGCTATGTGGTGTCTCCGCAAGACGCCATTTTGAGGACTGACATGGATACGGGACCCGCTAGACAGCGCCGTCGGTTTCGACAGACTCCTAGCCGGGTATCCGTGCATTGGGTGTTTGATGAGTTTCAGTTTGCGACCTTTGAGGCTTGGTACAAATACAAAGCGGACGAAGGCGGCCAGTGGTTTGTGATCGATCTGAGAGGCGGGCTTGGACTATTACCCCATGAGGCTAGGTTTACCCGCCAATTTGAAGCACGACTGATCCACGCCAGCCTCTGGGATGTAACCAGCGAGCTCGAGATCCGGGACCGCCCAACCCTAAGTAGCGATGCCCTTGATCTTGTTCTAAATATTGGTGCCCAGAATGTGGTGTCGCTGTCCGAACAGATGCACACATTTGTTCATACCCAAATCACCGACTCGCTTTCATTGCATAGCCCAGAGCACTGAGGAGAGAAATGACTCTACAAACAACCCTTGAAAATGCCGTTACCCAGACCGCCGTAGACAGTGATTTGTTCCACCAGGTTGTTCACGGTAGTGACTCTGAGACGGTCACTACAGAGGGCGGAGACCTCAATACCGTCGCCAAACTTCTGAAGGATGCTGATGACCGAATCAACAGTGAGGCTAGCGGCATTCTTGCTTCAACGGTGGCTAAAGCCAGCGAGGCAAATCAAAGTGCGCAGGCGGCCGCTATAAGTGCGGCTGCTGCTGCAGACAGCGAGGCCCAGTCTGACGATCGAGCCACTGCGGCGGCGATGAGCGCCGATAGCGCGCAGATTAGCGCCAACTCAGCAAGTCAGAGTGCGGCGCAGGCGGCCGTTAGTGCTCAATTGGCGGCTAGTGCCGAGGTGGCGTCCGATGCGAACGCGGCGACGGCAAGCGGCCAGGCGACAGTTTCTTCAGAGAGAGCCAGCGCAGCGGCTGCAAGCGCATCCTTAGCAAGTACATCTGCTAGTGAGGCAGCGCAAAGTGCGCAGCAGGCGGCCATATCCGCAGCCAATGCCGCCTCCAGTGAAGGCCATGCCGAGGTGTCGGCAGGTCTTGCGCAAGCGGAGCGGATTGCCGCGGAACTTGCCCGAGACCGGGCCGAAGGGGCGGCCGACACAACGACAACGAACACGGTCATCCCGACTCAGAATATTGTCGGTGACGGCAGTGACGCTTACACAATCAATCGATCCGTGTCTTACGCCGGGGCGATTCTGGTTGAGTGTGCAGGGGTGACTCAGACCCCGCTGGACGCATACAACGTTGTGTCAGGCAATCAACTTATCTTCAGCGCACCTATCCCTGTGGGCGTAATGATCTCGGTTCGCTGGCTAGATAAAGAGAGTCAGGCGGGGTCCGCTTTGGCGCTGGAGTGGGCAGCAAAAGACCGAAATCAAGCGGTCAGCGGTTCAAGTCTATTTTCTGCCCGCCACTACGCACTCGAGGCAGCGGACAGTGCAACTGCGGCTGACCAGAGTGAGGCTAGCGCCTTTTCGCACAAGAATGACGCTGCCGCATCCGCTCAAGCAGCGGATCAGAGTGAGGCGCAGGCACTTTTTTACAAAAACGAAGCGCAAGGTTTCCGAAACGAAGCTCAGGCATTTGCAGCAAGTGCAGGCGGAGCGGCCAACAGCACGCCAATCACATTCACGGCAAATGGCACGCAAACCGACTTTGGCTTGACCTCTGCCGCACAGAACAGGCAATCCATCCTGGTTACGGTCAACACAGTTTTACAGGACATGTTTGAGGCCTACGAGCTCGCTGATGCTGGAGCCGTCTTGCGATTTACAGCGCCACCGCCAAGTGGCGCTCGAATTGTTGTTCGTTACTTATAGGAGAACACATAGTGAAACATCATCCAATGCATCTGGTTGAGCTCACGGAGGTGGGCCCCTCAGAGGGGCACATGCTCGTGGCTGGCAAAGAGGGTCAGCTGATAGGGGAGTTTTTTCTTGCAAAGGCTGAAGATGTTGCCCTAGAGGAGGTTGCTCTGGCGGCATATGAGGACGCTTACGGAAAGGTGGGTGAGTAAATGCCGATTACAAAAGTACCCCTAGCAGGCCTAGCAGACGATGTACAGGAGAAATTGAATGTCACGAATACATTAAGCGGAATCTTCAAGGCCGCCAACGTTCGATCAAGTCGAACTTCAGAGAATGCCCGAGACACTGGCTTTCAAAATGCCAACGGCGTGGATATCGGCGAGGCCGATCGATCGACACAGTATTACGACGATCACGCGACGAACTGCAATGGCTACCTGCCAAACGGCAATTGCGCTGGCGACTCACGCTGGCGCCCACCCCACGGCAATTGGTGGCAGTGGGGCGTGTCGGGTGTCCCGACAAGCAACTGCGCCAACTGGGGTAGCTATGACGGTGCTGGGGGTACATCTCAGAGCTTTTATGCCGTGAGTGTTGGCTTTAACTACGATTCTTATTACGAAGCAGCCAACGAGATCGGCGGATCAGAGCAGCGCCGAAACTACCGCAACTGTAACTGCGGGTCCTTTAACTGCCGAACAAATTGCAACTGTAACTGCAACTGTAACTGCGGAAACGGCTAGGAAATCACTATGAAAAAAATCGCACGTTCAGTTGCCGATGGTCTATTTGTCCCGCAGTTTGGGGTAGGTCTAGAAGTGGGTGAAGGCTTTATTCGCTTTTATACATACAAGGCAGATGGAAGCACGATTGATAGTCGAACCTATGACTTTCCATCGCCACCACTTGCTGCAAAGGAGCTCTCTGCGCGAGACAACATCTATGTCGTGGCTGATAGTTTCGGAAAGATTGATCCCTTTTATAACAAGATGGCTGAGTCGTTTTGGGTCAAGGCAAGTGGATATGACCATGCCCGCAAGTTAGATAAGCATGTAATTGGCCAAATTTACATCCCATTTCAAGATGCCCAAATTTCTGAGTGCTCGGTACGCATCACCTATTGCGAGGAGATGGGCTATCAGTCAAATGTCGAAATTAAAGAAATTGTGAAAGACTTTGCCGCATTTTTTAGCTCGGTATCTCCAACACTTAGAGCCCTAGCGACAGAATCGGGAGATATTGAGGTAAGCCTCATCAATGAGCATGCAAGCCCGATCAGGCGTGAAGGCGTCAAGATTTATGCAAAGACGGACGGCGGCTTTCTTCCCTACGTTGAACGATTAACAAACGCTGAAGGTAAAGCAATTTTTCGTTACATGCCCCTAGGACTCCTGGCCGGTGAGGCGGCCATGATTGAGTTTGGCTTTAAGTGGAGCTCGAACCTTGCACGAATCGAAATGGTTACAAAGTGAGATCCCGCAGAACCACACGGTGCTGGACTTTATTAAGACAAGGTGCCCATGGGATGAAGCGGTGCAAGATATCGGCAAGCGCTTCGAGCCAACGCTCACATTCGATCCGAAAATCAACTCGGATTCCTTGTGCGCTGAGTTGTATGAACTTTACCGACAACTTGGTGCCGTTGCATGGCGTTCACAGCCAGGCCTATCCTTATATGGGCTCTCGCTAAGCTATAACCCCTCCCACGCGAGGGATTGTTGGTATACCGGTTCCTTTGGGCACCCTCGTTATCGTGCTTATTCGCGCTATGACTACTTTATGGCTGTAGAGCGGGACCTTCAGAATCGGGTCAAAGACGACTACTTGGATAGCCTTGGCTTTCGGGCGCTCATCCCTGAGGTATCAGGCAAGCCCGCCCTCTATGACCTGCTAAATGGATTCAAGGCGCCAGTCGTTCGAGCTACCGCCAGGACAATCAATGGGTGCCTTACTTATCCAACTATTTCGGGCGATGGTGGCATGCACCAGGACGACTCACCGTTTGAAGTGCTCCGGATCAATCTCTGTCTCACCGAGAGCGACCTGTTTGGCATCCAGTACCTCGGACACCCCGCTCAGGTATTTGAGCAGGGAAAGGCGTTAGTTGTTAACACTGACTACCCGCATCGGGCTTATATCGCTGGGACGAGTGCGATACAGCGAACAAATCTAATTGTTGGCGTGACCCCTTGGCTGGACTTTGAGCCAGAGGGGGGCCTCTGGAGCCTTAACGATCACTTCGGGCGGGCACACCCCTATGACCTCGTTCGAACAGGAGAACTCTTTAATGGCAATTTTTAAACTACGGTCACGTCGGGAACATGATGGTGCGGAGGTTACGTTTTTGTATGACAACATCAACTCGCGACTGATGACCGATGATGGCCGGGATGTTGTTCAGAAAGAACTTGCCTCGGCTGAAATCACTGCCTTCCCGGTGTCTAGAGACAACCCGGGCAAGAAGGCATCGCCAAGGGTATTGAAAATCAGCCTTGGCCTGTCTTGCAACTATGAGTGTGAGTACTGCAGCCAAAGGTTTGTTCCTCGGTCGCAGGAGACAAACAAGAGCGATATTTATAGTTTTTTGGATGGGCTGCATGCCTGGGTAACCTATCCACCAGAGCGGATTGAATTCTGGGGTGGAGAGCCGCTGGTCTATGTGAAAACTCTGCGTCCGCTCGCCGAGCGGCTGCGAGCAATCTATCCTAATGCTTCATTCTCAATCATCACTAACGGGGCATTGCTGAATTCCGAGATTAACGAATGGCTTGATCGTATGGGGTTCTCGGTCGGAATTTCGCATGACGCAATGGGCCAGCTTGTACGGGGCCCAGACCCTTTGGAGGACGAGGAGTCACGCGCTGGAATTATTGACCTCTACAAACGCCTTAAGCCCTCTGGGCGAATCAGCATCAACAGTATGCTGCATCGAGGAAATCAGTCCCGAAAGGCAATCCGTGATTTCTGGGTAAGTCGATTTGGGGAGAACGTGTCAATTGGCGAGGGCGCATTGATTGACCCGTATGACGCTGGCGGTATCGCCAGCAGTCTTACCGATGCTGATGAGCAGATTAAATTTCGCAAACAGTCATTAAATGAGTTGCGCTCTGGTGAACTTAAGCAATTTGATCTTGTAAAGTCGAAGCTCCAAGGATTTCTGTACTCCCTTCGTTCGCAGCGCAAGGCCTACACGCTGGGCCAAAAATGCTCAATGGATCGTGCGGACAATATCGCAGTGGACCTCAGAGGCAATGTGTTGACATGTCAAAACGTCTCTGCAGCCTCAATTGCTCCCAACGGTCAGTCCAACAAAATTGGACATGTATCAAATTTTTCAGAAATTAAACTCAATACCGCGACGCATTGGAGTCAACGTAAAGATTGCCCATCTTGTCCCGTATTACAGCTTTGTCAGGGAAGTTGCATGTTCCTTGAGGGCCCTCTCTGGGATGCGGGGTGCGACAACGCGTACAGCGACAACATACCGTTTCTCGTTGCCAGCATTGAATACCTCACCGGTTTTGCACCTTATTACATTGAGGGGGACCTCCGAGAAGATCGAAAAGATATTTTTGGAATGCAACGCAAAGAGTTAGGGGCAGGAGCCAACAGTCGCGCGAAGGCGTTCCCTGTGCCGGTTGTTGCAGGTTAGCGGTCAATGCCTAATCCAGCCCTTTCCCAGGCGATAAAGGAAGCCTATGCATCTGCGCCATCTGAGCAGATCATCTTGCACACGCTCGAGCTGAGACATCCCGCGTTTTTCGATGATGCTGGTAATCCCACAGCGATCCGGGTGGTTCGCGACCATGTCGATCTATTTGCCAGACTAGAAGTCAGCGCCCCGATACAGCCCAATGAAGTTGTTCGGTTTATCGCAATGGGGTTCGAGCTTGACCTTCCGCCGGTCGACACAATGCCGGTTCCGGAGATATCGGTGACGCTCGATAACGTCTCTCGCGAGATCGTGAAGCACTTGGATGCGGCAGCCGAGTCACAGTCTGTGATTGAGGTTACCTACCGTCCGTATCTCTCCACTGATCTTGAAGGCCCTCAGATGGATCCACCCATTCACTTGGTGCTGACAGAAGTGGAGGCGGACATTTTCCGAGTGTCTGGTAGAGCTCGGATGTTGGATATCGGTAACAAGGCATTTCCGGGTGTTATTTACAGCGCCAAATCGTTTCCCGGCCTGACCCGATGAGTCCCAGTCTGCATTGGGCAGCCCCCTACATTGGGTTGCCATGGCGGGCAGGCGCACGCGGCCCCCAAGCTTACGACTGCTGGGGGCTATTTCTTGCCATACAACGCGCCCATTTCGACCGCCAATTGCCCGAGATTCCGGTTGATGCGACAGATTTGCGCGCCATAGCGGGTACCTTTAAAAGCCACCCCGAGCGAAGGCGTTGGGCGTTGGTGACCCCACCGTCAACCGGTGATGCCGTTTTGTTACGTCAGTCACGCCACCCGATTCATGTCGGTATTTGGTTAGAAGCTGACGGTGGGGGTGTGCTTCATTGCGTAAAAGAGTCGGGTGTTGTGTATCAAAAGATTCCTGAACTACTTCTTCACGGTTGGCGAGTCGAAGGGTTCTATCAATTCATGGAGCGCTCTTGATTCAATCAATGCAAAGCGCGGTCATCATCCTGCGCAATCCGTTCGCACCGACTGCCCGAGATGTTTTGGAGGCAAAATCTCACCAGACGATTAGTCAGTGGCTTGCTGCAAACCCGATCTTGCAGTTCGATAAGCCGACCATTTGTTTAAAAGATGGCCAACCGGTTCTGCGTGAATGTTGGTCGTCTACTCAAATTGATGGGGTTGTGGTTTTTGTCACTTTGCCGCAGGGCGGAGGTGGCGGGGGTGGTGGTAAGAACCCCTTGCGTACCGTCTTGATGATTGCGGTTATGGTGGTCGCCACCGTCTATGCGGGACCCGTTGGATCGAGTCTCGGATTTTCGGGAAGCATGGCAACGGCGGTTGGTTCAGCGGCGATCATGACTGCTGGCTCGGTGTTGGTTAGTGCGCTTGTCCCGCTACCTTCACCGAGTCTCCCAGCGATAGGGTCCGGCGCTGGTCTTGCGCAGCCTTCACCAACTTACAGTCTCCAGGGCCAAGGAAATTTTGCACGTCTGTCTCAGCCGATTCCGGTCATCTACGGCAGCCACATCGTTTACCCCGATCTTGCGGCCACGCCATACGGCGAGTACGTGTCTAACGATCAGTTTTTGCACCAGCTGCATTGCATCGGACTAGGTGAGTACGACATTGAGAAAATCTGCATCGAGGACTCTCCAATTACTGCCTTTGATGAAGTGGAGTATCAGATCGTTGCCCCAGGGCAGCAGGTGACTCTCTTTGACCCGGATGTGGTGACGGCTTCCGAGGTTGCGGGGCAGGAATTAGTTTACGGGGAGTTTGTAGGCGGATTCGCAATAACTCCGTCTGAGACGCAGATCGCTCATATTGGCCTGGATGTGATCTTGCCCCGAGGTCTTTATTACGCAAATGACTCAGGTGGGCTCGACGCAAAGACAGCATCATGGAGATTTGATGCCCGCAAAATCGATGACGAAGGAGCGCCCTTTGGTGAGTGGTTCACTTTGGGGGCGGAGAGTCTCACCTTGGCAGATAGCACTGCACAACGCCTTAGCTTTAAGTATCCCGTTGCGTTAGGGCGCTACGAGGTGAGGGCTACCCGCCTTGAGTCTAAGGATCAAAGTTCACGTGTAGGTCATGAGGTTCGCTGGGCTGAAGCACGCGGTTACGTCTCGGAATCGGAATTCCCACCGGATGTAACCCTACTAGCGATCAAGATGCGTGCGACGGACAACCTCTCGCAGCGGTCAAGTAGGCAGATCAATTGTGTAGTTACACGCAAATTACCGACTTGGAGCCCCCAATTTGGCTGGGGTGAACCTATTGCTACGCGGGCAATTGCCTGGGCGTTTGCCGATGTTCTCAGAGCCCATTACGGAGCCAAGCTGAGCAATGAAAGGATAGATCTCGTTGCGCTGGCGCAGCTAGATTCTATTTGGAGTTCCCGAGAGGACTACTTTGATGCAATTTTTGATCAGTCCGTAACGGTCTGGGAGGCATTGACACGAATTGCACGCTGTGGGCGTTCGGTGCCATTTCTACAGGGGGGAATCGTTCGTATCGTGCGCGATGAACCCAGATCCTTACCGGTTGCACTATTTAGTGCTCGGAACATCGTTAAAAACAGTTTAAAAATCCAGTACATCATGCCTGGTGATGAGACAGCAGACTCGGTCACCGTTGAGTTTTTCAGTAGTCGAACTTGGAAGCCAGATGAGGTCACGGTTGGACTGTCCGGGTCATACTCCCTGAGCCCAGCAAAGGTGCGTTTGTTCGGTTGCACTAGTGAGGCTCATGCAATTCGAGAGGGCCTCTACATTGCAGCGGCAAATCGCTACAGAAGGCGGATCGTGACATTTCGAACTGAACTCGAGGGGCTGATTCCAACCTACGGCGACCTAGTTGCCATTTCTCACGACATGCCCAGCTGGGGTACCGGCGGTGAAATCATGAGTTGGGATCCCGGCAGCCGCACAGCGGTTTTATCTGAAGACGTCAGCTTTGAGGCGCAGGCAGAGCATGTAATGGCTCTTAGGATGAGAGACGGAAGTGTTGCTGGCCCTTACGCTGTAATTACTGCTGGGACCCCGAATTCGGTGGTTTTTGAGGATCCATCAGGTGTCGATATAAGGATCGCAACAAATTCTGAGCGCACGCATTTTGCATTTGGCAGGGCAGATCATTGGGCCACACTTGCCCGGGTCATTACGATTAGACCCCGTGGAGATCAGGTCGAAGTCACCTGCGTTGCTGAAAACAACCTAGTCCACTCAGCAGATATTTGAGCTTTTCTTCGTTAGATGCCCGCCTGGTTATGCCAGAGCGGGCTTTTTTACTTTGGAGATTGTATGACTGACAAGCATTCAACCAGCGGACCTGATGGCCTGATCAGTATTCGGCCGGAGGACCTTGATGACTTATTGACCCGGGCTGCTGAGCGTGGCGCCGAGAGATGCCTAGCCCACCTGGGCCTTGAGAATGGCCACGCCGCAGCAGATATTCGTGACTTACGCAGTTTGATTGAGGCGTGGCGACAGGCCCGCCAGACCGCGTGGCAAACCACGGTCAAGGTAGTGACAACGGGAATCCTTGCGGCGCTAATCGTGGGGCTGGCCATCAAATTGAAGATCTACGGAGGCGGGCAATGATCGAGACACTACTCGGCGGACTACTAGGCGGTGCGTTTCGTCTCGCGCCTGAGGTGCTCAAGTGGCTCGATCGCAAGGGAGAGCGCGGCCATGAGCTAGCGATGCAAGACAAAGCCATTGAGTTCGAAAAGCTTCGCGGCGCTCAGCGCATGTCGGAAATTGGCGCGGCAGCCGACCTCGCATGGAGTGGCGGTGCTCTGGATGCGCTCAAGGAGTCCGTTCATGCCCAAGGCCAGCGCTCAGGCGTCCGTTGGGCCGATGCTCTCTCGATTAGTGTGCGCCCGGTGATTACTTACTGGTTCATGGCGCTTTACTGCGCCGCAAAGACAGCCGCATTTGTCGGCGCCTTGAATGCGGGCGCTGGCTGGACCGAATCGGCAGTTCACGCATGGACTGATGCTGATCAGGCCCTGTGGGCAGGAGTATTAAACTTCTGGTTCCTCGGGCGCGTGTTCGACCGGGTGCGTTCGTGAGCGAAGTGCCGAAAACGGCCATCGA